AGCCCGCGAGCCGCCGCCACCGAGCCGGCAAACGTTTCCACGACCATGCCAAGTGATGCCCGCATATTGTCGGTGTCCGCGTAGTATTCAGCGGCCCACTCGTCTAGCTTGCCCTTACGATCTGCCCGCGTAGCCTTGTCACGCTCCACCCGGTGCAGGTCCGCAAACGCCTTGACCGCCACCGGCAGGTAAGCATCAGCCATCGCACGCACGTCGCCGCTTGCATCCTTAGTCACGGTTGGCCCCTCGCTGCCTAGCGTCATCAGGTTAGAAGGAACGTATCGGACATCGCCGTCAGCGCCGATAGGCGACATTTCCTCCAGCCGCCTGATCTCGTTGGGGCTGATTGCACCGATGCCGAACAATTCGCGGTAGAACGCCGACCGGCCAGCCATGTCTCCGCGTAGCAGTCCGTTGACGTTGTGCTTTAGGTACAGACCGCTATCGCTGCCAGTGAACAACTTGCGGGCAATCTCTTGCTCCCACCGCGTCAGCCATGAAGTCAGGCAGTCCACCACGTACTGGATGTTCTGCTGCTCGATGTTGCTGAACGTCGCATTCTCCAGGTGCTGAATCTTATGCGGCGGCATACGGAACCAACGAGCGGTATCCACCACGCCAGCATTTAACGACTCGATCAGCTGAGACTTCTCAGCGTCTAGTCCAGTAGGCTTGAACTTGGCATCCTGCTCAAGGATAGCGGGCTTGCCGTTGTTCGCAGCACCGCCACGCCGGGCCTGCCATGACTCGGCCAGGTGCTTGAACGCATCCTCGCTGAGTACCTTCGGCACTTCGATCACGCCGGGAACCACGCCGCCATTGCCGAGCATCGAACCGTTATGCTTTTGAGCGGCCAGCGACCGGCCTAGTGCTTCCTTGCCAAGACGCGACACGATGTAGCCGGTGACGCCCTCATAGCCCAGCCCGTGTACGTGCAGAATGTCCTTGGACGCCATAGGCACCCCGCCGACCGTGTAGGTGGTCCGACCCATATCGTCCTGATCAACCATCACGTCACGCGGGTCAAGCGGCCATAACGCAGCCACATCCCCGCGACCGTCCCGCACGATCTCGGCAAAGCCGCCCCGCTCGCCCAAGGCGTGGGCCGTCAACGTCTCGAAGAACGTCATGGCCGTCATCTCAGGGTTAGGCGACACTTGCAGCAGACGCCACATCGGGCTGTCACGACGCTCCACCCGCCCACCGTCCGCCGCCGCCTCATACACGCCACGCGGGAGCTTGCCCACGTCCTCGCTGATGTTACGGATGCAGGCGAAGTAGGCAGACCAACCCATCGCGGTGGTGCTGTTCACCGACTCGCCAGACGCAGCCGCAGGGGTTGACCATGAACTGAACAGCGAACCAGGTTGCCGCAGCGTGGAGCGTTCTTCGGGGTTACGGCCTAGTAAACGATTGATTAAACCCATGTTCTACCACTCCCGCAAGGGGGACTCCGTGATCGTTGACGTATCCGCTTCGGGGTTCATGCCTAAGCCTACCGCCATAATCGAGGGAACGATGCCGTCGATCTTTTCTGTTGACTTCGCTTTGTCCGGCTTGATGTTGCCGGACGGGTCGAGCTTGGCCGTGGCATTGCTCGCCATCCAACGCAGAACCGGGTTGCCGCCATGTCGCAACTGCTCCGAAACCAGCAGCCGTTCAAACTGCTTGCTCGGCTCGTTCATCGACACGTACCCCTGCCGGAACTCAGACATCGGCAAGCCGTCATCATCCTGCAACTGCTGCGCCAAGTGGCGGGCGTTCCAAGGGTCGTAGCCGATACGCTCGATCTCGTAGGTGCTGGCGAGGTCGTTGATCTGCTGCCGGATGTAGTTGTAGTCGATGACGTTGCCGGGGGTCAGCGTCACCATACCCTCGCGTCCCCACGTCTGATACGGTACGCGGTCCCGCTTCTCCCGCTTCTCGGCGTTGTCGGCGGGTATCCAGAACCACGGAACCAGCGAGTGTGTCTCCGGCCAGTACAGGACCAGGGCCGCGATGTCGGTGGTGCTGGCAAGGTCAAGTCCCGCATAGCAGGGGCCGGTCGGCTTGGGCGCATCGTCGCAGGCATCCCACTTGCCCATCGGCAGCCAGCGGACATCCTGCTGCGTCTTGATGTTGAGGTGTAGACGCTTGAACGTGTTCTCGTAGCTCGGCTCGTTCTTAGCCCGTGTGCATTCCCGCTGCAAGTATTCCTCACGCACGCTGACGCCGATGTTCGGGTTCGCCTTAGCCCACACCTTCGGGTCGGTCCAATCGTCAGCCTCGCTCGCCTCGTACACCACCGGCAGAAAGCTGGCATCGGCAAAGATGCCATCACGCACCTTGCAGGCGTACTCATGCTTCTGGTTGCAAACGCTCGGCTTGTCATAGTCCGCCGTCGTGATGTGAACCATCAGCGGGTTAGTGCGGGAACCCATCGACGTTTGCAGCACGTCAACAAGCTCGCTGTTGGGGTGGGCGTGCAGTTCATCAACGATGACCATGTGAGCACCCAAGCCGTGCTTGGTGTCGGCCTCGCTGCTTAACGCCTTGTATACGCTGTTCGTGCCGGGTAGCTCGATGGACTTAAACGAGCGGTACAACTTGCACAGGTCGCCTAGTTCATCGTTACGGGCGATCATGCCAGCCGCCTGGCGGTAGACAAGCGCAGCCTGGTCACGATCCGCAGCCGCAGAATAGACCTGCGCACCCGGCTCGTCATCCAGAAACAACGCAACTAGCACCAGCCCTGCCGCGATCATTGTGTTGTGCGTGGGTAGCATAGTCTTGCCAAATCGGTAAAGGTGCGACTGGCTGTCCACTGTGATGCACCGCATAGGCACCGGATCGCACGGTTCAACAGAGACGATCTGCACAGTGCGAGAGCGTCCTGCCGTCTTGCGGCTGGTGCTTAGCGGCTGGCATTCCAACTTCCGATCGAGCCTAAATACCGGCATCTCGTCGCGGTACATCAGAAACTGTGTGTCATATTGGATACCCACAACCCTGCCATTGATCTTACTGTCGCGTGACCGTGTGCGGTACTTAACGCCGAGCGACGCAAGCAATTCTTCGATGCCGTCTGTGATCGCCTTGCGCGTGGATGTAAACGAACAAGCTCGACCGTGCCTGTCGGCGGTGCCATCCGTATCCATCAATCCTTGCAGCAGCGCAAGCCGTTGGCTATACGACCCACGCAGGTACGCTGCGGGAATGTGCTTATTGCCGATCAAGCCCATAGACCGCATGTGCCGCTGCAAGTTTCGGGCGTCGCTCTTACCAATGCCAGGCCGCCGAACCAATAGAGTGGGAGCGCGATTATTGTGGCGAGTGACCTGAGCGTGTAGGCCGCAATCCCCAAACTCAGAAACATAATGCTCAACATCTTCTTCACCGCACGTCATCTCGGACGAAAGCGATGTGCCATCGCCCAGCCAGCACCCAAGCCAATACGGATCGATGGGAAGGTCGGCGTCGGGCAGGTGTAATGCGTCCGGCATTGGCATCGAGTGGTTTCGGTCCTGACGCTTGCCGTAATACTGGGTATCGTAAATCTCTTGCGTCGTTCTCACCCTGGTGAGTGGACGCTTGGCCCTGCCGCTGCTCTTGTCTCCAGGCTTGTCAACCTTTGCCGTCGTAAGCCACAGGTGCTCAGAACAAGCCTTGACCTGCTCGCCATTACTGAACGTGACGATGAATGAATCAGGGTTTGGGGATATGGGATGTGCTGCGACCACGTTACATTCGATGCCGCTCTCGTCGAACACTACATCGCCAGCGCGAAGCTCGCCCATCGTAGACCAGCCGCCCGGCGTTGGTATAGGGGTCGTTACGTCTAGCATCTTGCCATTCTTACGAGGTACATAAACAAACACTTCCCGATAACGTCGCAGGCCCGTGCCGCGACACTTCCACCCGTACATAGCCCCCACGATAGCACGCTGCCAATCCTCCAAGTGAAACGGCTTGCCCGCATGTTCACCTTCGATGAGTTGCAGGTGATTGAACAGCCCGCATACACGCTCCGCCTCTTCGGGGTCGAAGTAGTGGCCTTCTTCGGCTGTCGCATAAGGGTCATATCCTGTCAAGTGCCGCAGTTGTAGGT